GACCAAAGGAGAATTCATCTCGTGTTTTATCAGGCATTTTTAATTTTTCTACGCTTCCTGATAAACACTGTGAATACGAAATTTTATGTCCTGTGAAAAGTGCAAAATATTCAGCATCAGTCTTGATACCACATTTTGCTTGTATCCAAGTCTGATCATCTCTAAGAACGCGATCATACTTGTCAAGCAACCAATTGGTTAAATCACGACAAAACTTTCTGAATGGAATATCTGTCCATCCTATTTGCAACAAATTCGTAACTCTTTGTAACGTTACGGCAGGCGTTATTCGCTTCTGCGGAGCATAAAATATAGATTTAAGTAACTTATTTCGATCATAAAGTGGAACGGCAATGCCATTTAAAAACACAGTATGAGCTGAGAGAAAATCTAACTCATCAGCAGGTCTAGGTTTCAAACTATCAGTAGTTGTTGTTATTCCAACCAACTTCCATACATCAATAACACTAGCACCATTATAAAAACAGTGAGCTGCATCAGAAACAGTCCAAGTATTATCATCTCCAAGCAAAGCTTTTGCTGTATGCTCTTCAAAAGATTGATAATTTTGATATTCACTAGGAGCAGTAGCAATCCATGCATACGCTAACAACCAATAAAGTATCAAGGTGTTATCTGAAACAGTATCAACTGAACCCGAGGGATTTCCTAATTTCTTCAACAACAAAATTCCTTCAGGAGTCAACACCATAGTATTAACTAAATTTCGATAATAAGTTTTAATGCGAGCTAAGTTTTCAATAGTCCTATCTTCTTCACGAAGACACTCATATCGGAAACGAGCACAACCCCACATTAAAAACGCTCTTAAAGATGAGTCATATTGACTTTCATCGAGCGCATAGCCATTTGGGAAAATTTTCAATTTTTGATACAATTGTTCCCAATTACCTTTTAAAGGTGACATACCAACAGTAGATGCAGATTTAAGATATGATGCATAAAGTTTCTCATTCATATCAACAAACAATCGTGTTCCATGAACTGTGGTGTCAAGAGCCCCAGCAAGAAAAGTTCGAATAGAATTATCCAAAATCTTTTCATCTGTACGCAACTCTTCCTTTAAACTATTGGAAAAAATAGTAGTCCATTTTTCATCATAAGCAAGACGATCCCAGTCTTCTTGCAACCAAGGTAATATATCAGGGTCACCTTCAAAAACTTCTTTTTTTGTAACAAATTCTTGATTGAAGGGACAACCAGACGATGTTGACATGTCTAAACGACCAACAGCTTCTACCAATGAAACAATACGCGCGTCCTTCATGTAAGGATAAAATTGGCGCGTCATCCAAAGCCAAGCTAAATTTAATTGATCAACAGTCAATTGCGACATCAATGGTGTACTTTTCCCATATTTTCCAAGGGACTTATAAGCAGCTTCCTGATTTGGGACTGGCAAATCCCAACCTGGCTCAAGCAATAACTTCTCCTCATCTATATACATCTTAACTTGTGGATCTACTCCACGCTTGTTAGCATATCTAGGATACCTATTACATGAACCAACCAATTCAAAGAAACATTCATTTATATATTTATCATGTTGTTCAGAAAGTGAACAATTACCCCAAATTTTTTGGGAACCGTTTGGCAACACATAACGTGTGGGATATCTACGCCAAAACTCATTCCCTTTCTCTACCATTTCTAAGGGGAGTGGGCTCGGAACTGAAAATCCAGTCCCACATGATTTGCAGTACTCATAGTACGCGAGAACTCCATGAGTGCTTCTGTAACTGGTTCAAAACGACCAAAACTTTGTCCATCACCGTGGGTCCAAAAACCCACTATTTTTCCTTCTGCAGACAAAACTGGAGAGGTACAATCTCCATCACGTGTTTTAGCATTACACCAACCTAGTGGACTAGCAAACCCTGTTATTGAATCAGGGGTAGAGTCAAGACCCGAACCATAACCAAAAACAGTTACTATTCCAGAGTCTTGCAAAACACTAAAAGCATTGGTCTTAAAGGGTGAAGGCACACCATTCATAGGAAAACAGGCTAAATGATCTCCAAAAGTCATCACATCAGATGCTTTGAAATCAAAAGTATGTTGAGTGTTATAAGCTCTATACTGAGCAGTAAAATCCTCACTCAAACAATGTAAAACAACCCACAACTTATTTCCAACGTGGGTACCTGTACATCTATAAATAGGTTTTCCATCAACCATTTGACAAAATTTATATACTGCTGCTGCCAAATGCGCAGTGTTAAAAGATTGAGTTTTCAAAGATTTAGCTTGAACAGCTTTAACATCTTTGAGAAAGACAAGAACATCATCTTTTTTAGCAGTAAAAGGCCGCTTTGCCTTATTAATGCGATTGCGCAGGGTTGCTTCACCCTTAACACTAGGAGGAGGTACTAGAACCTTACTCTGACCATGCATGTTACGAGTTGCTGACTTTTGAAATTCAGACTTAACACGTTTTTCTGGAACATACAAATGCTCATCATAATTAACCAAATCAAAACGAGTATCTAAAAACTCCTCTTCAGGTTCATCAAAATACTCCTCCATTTTTTCCAGGGCATTACCACCAGACGTAATAAAAACCTTACGTCTCTTACGCCCTTTATGTTTAGGTTGCCCACGAAACTTGTTCTTTCCTTTTGCTTGTGGGGATGCACTCAAAACTACATCCTCTTCAGGCATGTCATATTTACTCTTAGCATATGCTGCCCCTTGTAATAGGGCACAAAAAACCATAACTTTAATAAATGACTTGCCATACAAACTCCAATATTGCGTAAACACATGTGCTTGTTGAAACAACCATTCTGCCCAACTATTCTTAGTCACTCTTGTCATCGACAGAGCTGTCCCTAAGGTTGCAGAAGTTTTGTATTTATAACCGTTTACTCTTTCAATAGGAATTTCAACATTCAACACATGATTTGCTTTATCCTCCACGGCTTTTAAAACGCCAGGACCAGGAAAACAAATATCCATAAAATCTTGGGGCAATGTCACAAGACCATCCCAAAGATTACTACAACAATTCTGAACTTGTGTAGTTAATGTTTGCGCACTTTTAACAACTCCAGACGTAAAATCAACGGGGCTTTCAAACTCATAAGCACCATCTTCTACCTTTCCTTGGTTAGGTAAAGGAATTCCACAATTACTTTCTGAAGTTTCAGGACCATCATCACAAATGATAATTTCCTCTGGCTCTTCAATCTCAGGCTTAGTTTCAGGATACGATATATAATCTATATCCTCACCTGGATCTAAAGAAACAGTCCGCTCACCAATAGTAACATCCAAAACAGGATCTTCATCAATTATTGGTATAACTTGAGACATTTCTAAAAACTGAAAACTTTCATAAACACATCCTTTATAGAGGACTTTTCCACGATCTAGCATTGGCTTAACCCAAGCACTAAATTCGGAAGCAGGAACAATGGTACGCTTTTTACGACGTAAATCATTCACAGAATAAGCTTCAGATTTACCTTCAACCGGATCAAGATAGAAAACAGCATAACGAACAATCCTTTCGTCAGTTTGTTTTCCATTTCCAGTTTTAGCACAAAAAGAATCACGCATTTCAGCACAATCTGCCAATGCGTCATCCATTTCCTCAATGTCATCCATATTCTCAAGTTGACTCATCCACTCATGCTCATTCTGGGGGAGATTATCAAAATCAACATCTCCTGACCACCATTTAGACAGCCATTTAATAACCCATGTAGCATAAGGCATTCTTTTAAGAACCACAATTATGGGCTCAAGATGCTTTAAAATTTTCTTTGCACCCATAATTGGTGCCAAGATCAAAATACATAAAGACAACAAACCGGTAGTAAACATACCCGCCTTATTTGCTGTTTTACGAAATCCTTGCCCTGGTAACTTAATATCCGAAAGGGTAACAGAATTTGATTTGAAAAGTGAAACAAAACCTATTGCTGTGCCAACTGCACTAACAATAGATAAAAACATCATATACATTTCCACTTTTCTTTTGACCTCGGCAAACTCACCTTGGGAGAAAGCTTTAGCAGAAGCATATTCATGCTGAACAAAAGCTTTTCCATCACAATACTCTTTTTGAGTAAAAACTTTACCAGTAGCATATTCAGCAGCGACAAAACTACTAAAACGCACATATTCTTTTCCAGAAAACCGTGCTAATGCAACAAACATGGTAAATAATTGATAGGTGATATACATCACGAAACAAACAAAGCAACTCAACAGTATAGTAAAAACTAAATTATAAGTTGCAAGAGAATTAGCTACGATGCGATCAGCTTCAGCATCAAGGGCATAAGCCCCTGAAAACAAGCTAAACAAAATTAAAAACCTTGCATCATCAACTATAAAACCTCTTTCAGTATGAGCAACACACTTTTTATAAATAAAGTCTATGTTCTCATCTGTCAATTGAACGTTATCTGGTATAGGACACGTAACGTCAATGGTTC